CAACAACTAGTATTAAGACATGTAGTTATAGATGCAGAAGGCTGGGTACAACACGCTGAAGCATATGTTGCGGCTAAAGAATTAGATGCAGGAATAGCAACTATTATGTTAGAACAAAAAGTAGCAAAACATGAAGCTGACTACGATGCTAAAGTTGCAGCAGGTAGTTACAAAGATAGATTAGATAGAGAGATAGACGCAGAAAATATGGATAGTGAAAAAACTAAACTACAAGCAATTAAGGATGCGAGGTAATACAAATGGCAATAACAAGAGCATTTAAAAACGCACCACATCAAAGAAGAAGACAAGTACCACTTGTTATTAATGGTGATATGCAGATTGCTCAAAGAGGAACTGCAGATGTTACAGGTTTGGGTGATGGTGATGAGGGTTATGTTCTACATGATAGAATGAGGCATACATTAGAAGCTGGTGCTGGTCGATACACATGTAAACAAACAGCTGACGCTCCTAGTGATAGTGGGTTTAGTAATTGTCTAGAGTTAGATTGTACTACCGCTGACACTTCGATTGCAGCCACCGAAGTATTTAATATAGATTATAGAATGGAAGGTCAAGATTTACAATATTTAAAATATGGAACATCTGACGCTGAATATTTAACTGTTGGATTTTGGATGAAGGCAGACGCTGCTGTTGTATACTCTGTTGGATTTATTGAAATTGATAATAGTAGAAGTATTAGACAAGTATTTACAACGGGTACAGATTGGACATATCATTGTATACCTTTCATTGGCGATACTGTTAGTGGTCCTAATAATGACCTTGGCGAGGGTATGAGATTAAGATTTTGTTTTCATGCAGGTTCAAATTTGACAAGTGGTACACTTGCAACTTCATGGCAAGGTACAACTGCTGCTAATACTCATGTTGGTGGTGGTTCATTCTTTGCAAGTACAGATAGAAGTATAAAAATGACAGGACTACAATTAGAAAGAGGTTACTTTACAGCTGAAACAATGCCACCATTTCAACATGAATCGTTTGGTGAGAACTTAGAAAGATGTCAAAGATACTGTACAGGAATTACAAAAGAAGCAAACTATGGTCCTGTTATGTTTGCACATGGTATTGATGCTAACACATGTAGAGGAGCATATTTTTTTGATACACCTATGAGAACAGCTCCAAGTTTTACACATACAGGTAACATTATTCGCTCGTTCGATACAGCTACAGCATTAAGTAGTGCTACAGCAACATCAACTAGATTTTCTCATTCTATAGATTGGACAGGTAGTAATTTATTTGGAGCAAACGAGGGTATATTACTTACTTTTAATACAACAGCAGCAAGTTTAATTTATGATGCTGAGCTATAAATAGGAAGATATAAATATGAAAATAAAAAGCGTAAAGAAATTACCACCAGCAATAAGTGGAGAAGATAGCACTATTGTAAGAATTACTCAAACAGATGATTCTTGGTGGGATGTGCCTATGGATAACGATAATGTGGATTGGCAAGAACTTCAAATATGGGCAGCAATAGACGGTAACAATATAGCTGACGCAGATTAGTATATTTCTATACAGATAAGTATATTTTACTCACAAAAAAGGGCCCGAAGGCCCTATAATCAATTCTAGCGTGTCTAATATCTCATATTTCGAGTTTTATATCTTTCTGATATGATTGTATTACTTAACCAATAAAAAAGTTAAAATAACACGCTCTAGGACTTAGATATTTTGAGAATATCCCGCTACAGCGTTCATTTCTTCAGCAATCTTTAATTCACCCTCAGATGCTTCATTTTCATCCCATTTCGCTAATTGTTTTTCCATGTACTTATGAAAAAGCGGTGGAATCAAAGCTAAAGCAAATAATGTGAAATATCCATTACCACAATTTGGTGCACCCACTTCATCTAATTCCCAGAAATGTGTTTCACCTCTATCGTGATGGTCAGCCTGTCTTCCTATTTCTATGAAGAACCAACTTGTAAACATTGTAGAATTATCCCACGAATGTCTGTAGTCGATTGGCGAACCTGTTTCTCTAATTAAACCATAATGCTCTAAATAGTTTAATGCTTCTAATTCGAAGTTAGAGATTAACCATAGTAATGCCATACATGCGATACCTGTCCATGCTCCTGCAAACCAGAATAATGCGATTGTTGGTAATGACATAGCATAACCTCTAATCCAACGATTCTGCCATGTTAAGAATGGTACACCCAATCTTTTTAATCTTTGTTTTTCCATTGTGTATAGGAATTTACTTTGACCAAAATATGATTTAGGTAAGTGTGCATATAAACTTCTACCTCTTGGAGCTGTTGCAGGGTCATTTTCACACCCTAACTCTAAGTGATGATTGTATACATGTGCATAACAGAAATGTGAAGAACCAGATAGTGCCATCATCCAACGAGCAATGATAAAACTAAATCCTTTAGTATGTGCAAGTTCGTGTCCATAGATAATTCCTATTCCAGCGAATATACCAGAAGACAAAACTGCTCCTAATAGTTCAACACCTACCATACCATTGTATATCTGATAGGCAAGTACACATTGTAGTGCGATAAACACAGGTAACATCAAATACATTGTTACATTCATTAATGTTGGATTTGCATTTGTTTCACCTTCATCATCAAATCCAGCACCCATAGTTTGTTTAGTATGTAAAGTATCAATAATAATACCCACACCTAACAGGAATACACCTGTCCAAACCCATGGTCCACCAGCTAATACACCAAATAAAGTTGCTAGTATTAATAGTGGAGCTATAAAGTAACGAGCATTGATAAATAATTTCTTTAACATATCAACCTCCTTAGGTTATTAATCGGAAATATAGTATCAAGTTACTGATAATATTTATCTATATTAACATACTGGCCAATTATAATCAAGATGTACAGAATATGTACAAATAAACCTATACAAGTAAAATCTAATTGATTATTCTTATAAATACTAGAAAAATAGGATAATTAGTATGGCGATACCTACAACCAAAGCAACATTTAAATCATACTGTCTTAGAAATCTAGGATTTGGTGTCATTGATATTAATGTATCAGATGACCAAGCAGATGATAGAATAGATGAGGCATTACAATATTTTGCTCAATATCATTATGATGGTATTGAAAAGATGTATCTAAAATATAAGATTACCGAAGCAGATATTACAAGAGCTCGTGCAAATGCTACAACAACATCTGCAGATACAGTAGACAGTTCTATAACTGCAAGTTTCGAAGAAGGTAATAATTTTATTCCTATGCCTTCTGCTGTAGTTTCAGTATCAAATATTTTTGATTTTACAAATGCTGTACAACAAAATATGTTTGATATTCGTTATCAATTAAGATTAAATGATTTGTATGATTTTTCATCTACATCAATTATACATTATCAAATGACTATGCAACAATTAGATTTGTTATCTCATGTCTTAGTAGGTGAAGTACCAATTCGTTACAATCAACATCAAAATCGTTTATACTTAGATATGGATTGGGAACAAATGACTGCAGATGAATATTTAATTATAGAATGTTATCGTAAAATAGACCCAACAACATACACAGATATCTTTGACGATATTTATTTAAAAAGATATGCAACAGCATTAATTAAAAGACAATGGGGTGCAAACCTCTCTAAATTTAACGGTGTAGCAACATTAGGTGGGGTATCAATGAATGGTGAACAAATCTACTCTCAAGCAATAGAAGAAATACAGAGGTTAGAAGAACAAATTCAGTTATCTTTCGAAACACCTATAGACTACATGATAGGATAAAGTTATGGCAGTCAATAAGGCCTTTCATACAAATAATAGTACATCTATTCAATCAGAAAAAAATCTGTATAGTGACTTAGTAAAAGAAGCTATACAAATCTTTGGGCATGATGTTTATTATATAGATAGAACGACTGTTGCCATTGATAATGTTTTGGGTGAAGATTCACTTAGTAAATTTACCACACAAGTTCCTATTGAAATGTATGTTGAAAATGCTGAGGGTGGATACGAAGGCGAAAAAGAATTGATGACACAATTTGGATTAGAGAATAGAAATGAATTAACCTTAGTAGTACACAAAGAAAGATTTCAAGATTTAACAAAACAATTACAAATAGAAAGTGGCACAGATAGTACAGGTGGTGCTATACTTTTAGAATCTGGCACAATCGACCAATCAGGTAATTCATCTGAATTAGAAACTATAACAACAGGTAGTGATTTTTATATACTTACAGAAACAGATGCAGTAAGTACAGACAGACCTTTAGAGGGTGATTTAGTTTATCATCCCATACTAGGTAAGATATTTGAAGTATCTTTTGTAGACCATGATGAACCATTTCATCAATTAGATAACAATCCAATTTATAAATTAAATTGTAAGCAATTTGAATATTCATCTGATGCACTTGATACAGGTATTACAGATATTGATTCTATAGAAGATACAGAAAGTAGAAACACAAGAGATTATGAATTTACATTAGAACAATCAACAGCTCAAAATGAAGAAATAAATATACAACACGCTAGAAGTAACTTTGGTTTATTACTTGAAGAAACTTCTGGCGATAATATAATTGGTGAAGATGATGAAACATCAATAGGTACAAGCATACTATTAGAGAATTCTGCTGATTCAGGTAATGATGCATATCTATTAACAGAAGACTATATAGTAGGAGATTATGTGCAAGATAAGACAGCACAAAATGAATTATTTGATAAACTAGATGATAATGTATTAGACTTTTCAGAATCTAATCCATTTGGCGATGCAGGAGTATTTGCGTAATGTTAGGAAATAGACAATTTTATCACGAAACAGTTAGAAATATTATTGTAGGGTTTGGTACTTTATTTAATGATATTCATGTGGTTCGTAAAAACAATAGTGGTGCAATAATACAATCTATGAAAGTTCCTTTGGCATACGGGCCAAAGCAAAAATGGTTGGCAAGACTTGACCAAGATGCTGGATTAGATAGTAAAGTTGCTATTACATTACCCAGACTAGGTTTTGAAATACAAGACTTAGCATATGACCCTGCAAGAAAATTAAATCGTGTACAAAAATTTAAAAAAGTAAAATCAAGTTCAAGTGATGCTAATAAAATGGATACACAATTTATGCCTGTTCCTTATAATTTAAATATACAATTATATGCAATGGCAAAACAATCAGATGATGCGTTACAAATGGTAGAACAAATACTTCCATACTTTCAACCAGATTATACTTTAACAATTAAAGACATGGAAGAAATGGGTATTGCAAGAGATATTCCTATTGTATTAAATAGTATTAACTATGAAGATAATTATCGTGGTGATTACACAGAAAGAAGAGCCATTCTTTATACTTTAGATTTTACTACTAAGTTTTATCTATATGGTCCTGTTACATCTAGTAAAGTTATTAAAAGTGTACAGGTTGACCAATACACAGATATGCCAAGTGCAGCTCCTAAGAGAGAACAAAGATATACTGCTACACCAAATCCAACATCTGCTGATGCTGATGATGATTTTGGATTTAATGAAACAACATCTTTCTATCAGGATGCAAAAAATTATGATGAGGAATCTGGCGAAGACAAATTGAATCAGGATTAGAATATTATGAGTAATAATACAAAAGATATTCTAGATGAAATTCTAGATATTGAAGAATCGACAGCAGAGTTTGTTGAGAAAAAACCAAACACTCTTACAATTAAAAGAGATGATACCCTTGAAGATATTGATACTGATTATAAATATCAAAGAGAGAACTTTTATAATTTAATTGAAAGAGGTCAAGATGCGATTGATGGTATACTAGAAGTTGCCAAACAATCTGACCACCCTAGAAGTTATGAAGTTGCAGGTAATTTAATTTCACAAGTTGCTGACATAACAGAAAAACTCGGAAAGTTACAAGCCTCTATGAAACGATTAAAAGAAGTTCCAAACAATGCACCAAAGAATGTAACCAATGCATTATATGTAGGTTCAACAGCTGAACTTCAAAAATTATTAAAAAAAGATAAGGAGAAATAATTATGGATTTATCTTTTATTACAGCAGATTTATTAAATAACATTTCGTGGTTTGATGGTATCATTTATATTATTTTAAGTTTGGTGGCGTATGCTATAGTTAGATATATTAACAAAAAAATAAAATGAATACACAAGTTGTCAACGAAAAAATTGTAGAAAATGCTACATGTACTTTTTGTGGATGTTGTTGTGATGATATAACTCTGACAGTAGACATGGACAGAAAGGTTATAACAAAA